TGTGGGAATGCTGAAACGAAATCGTTCCAATTTGTCGTGTTTATGCTTACCATTGTTTTCTCCTATTATTTAGCAAGATTAAATTATGATACCCTTCCGGCGTATCATTATTATTTATAAGAGTTTTAGTTAAAATCATCAATTATTTCATCACCTAGTATACCAAAGGAATCTGTAAAACTTGTATTCCTTCTCTTATCATGCTCTCTAACAAATGACACAAAATCATTTCTATGTCTTTGGAGTTTTTCACCTGTAAAACGATTATTCTTTATCCACTCTACGGTTCGTCTATATTTCTGATATTCGCCTTCCGTAAACTGTTCATAACCTTTCATGGTTTGTAAACTTTTATCCATAATATTTATAAGTTTATCATTAGCAATTTGTGCTGAAAGGTGTTCAGGACTTGTCATATGGGGAGAGTCCCAATGTAGTTGACCTGGGTATTGAGTTTTTAGTTCTGCTACTTTAAAAATAAATTCATCTATATTAGGTATTGACAAAAGGTTGTAAGTAATCATCAAACCTACTTGCAATCCATTACCTAAGACTGTATGTAAATTTTCTTCAAAATGAGACATATCTAATCCGTGTCTAATATATTCTGCTTGTTTTCCCCACGAGTCTATACTGACATAAAGTTTGGATTCAGGTATATTCTTAGCTAACAATGTGTATCTTTTTACTCTACTCTTAGAAACCATAAGATTAGAATTACAATGAAACGAAACACCTTCTCTTGGATTTTCTGATACATATTCTAATAACTTATATGTATTCTTATCTAATAAAGGTTCACCACCTGTAACTCTAAGCACAAATAAATGTTTATATGCTTCTGGAAACCATTTCCAAAATCTTTTTATATACGGAGAATTTGTTTCTTTATATTCACTTCCATTATGATACTCAGGTTGCGATAGAGGATACTCTCCAAACTCATCCATTTCTTTTTGCCAACTACTACTAAAACTAGGTCCACAATAGCTACACTTCATTTGGCATTTATTTGTAAAACTAAGTTCCAAATATTTTGGATAAACATCATTCAATCCTGCTTCTGTTGCTTTTGCTATTATATTAGGATCGTGTTTAAAAAATTGTACTGCAAGTGTCTGTCTATCTGAAATTAAATCTAGATCCTCTACTTGCCAACAATAAGAGCACTCGTCAGGTTGTCCACCTTGCAACATAATTGCTCTCTGTTCCTTCTTATGAGGTGTGTTATGTAAATCTGAATTTGTAGGAATTTTATGTGTAGGACAATGATAACAAGAATGATTAAGTCCTGAGCCTAAGTGCATTTCTTGGTGAAACCATTTCAATACACAAAAACCAGGACCTACTTTATCCTGCTCTTCTTTGATCTTGTTTAGATAATAAAGATCGCTATTTAACTTTTTTTCCAATATTGTACTTAGGAATTAGTTCCCACTCACTCTTCTCTTTAAATGATATAATTTTTATCTGACTTAAAGGGGAACATTCTCCTACCTCACCTACTATATCTACTAAACCCCAATCTGATAGAAGTTTTGCAATAGTGTTTCGTCTTTGTAAATCATTGTCTTGGAAATCTGCCTCTTTGCCATCTAATGCAAAAAGTTCTTTGAAGTGTGTTATGAAGTATCTGCCTTTCTTGTGAAGAATATGACAGGACTGATAAAGAACCTGTTCCTTTTTAGAAGCAACACCTATTCGAGATAGGGTTTCCCTTACTTTTAAAAAGTCTTCTGGGTCCTTTAAAGTGACTTCTAATGGGCTATAGCCTGGGTAGTCAATATTAAAGTAATTCTCTTGATCACTCATTTCAATACGCCTTGTTGTTGTATAATATACTAGGTTATATTGATATTTATACCTTTCCACCTTTAGAGGTGTTAAGATGCAACTTAATGAGATCTATTTCTGTTTCCGTTAATATTGATAAAGCTTCTTTTGCTTTAATAAAACTGTATCCAAAAAACTCTTGAATTGCCTCAATATTTTCTTCTTCAGCCTTTAGCCATTTATTGTAACGCTTCGCTTTCCTTACAACGCTTCTTAAAAAATCATATTGTAATTTATTGTCTAAATGAGGTCTGGCATTCATTTCATTACCTGCAATAATTGTATCTTTGCCAAATCCCATTGCACGATTTACGATAAAAGGATTGTATTCTTTTTCTGTCCTTTCATCTACTATTAAATCTTCTTTTGTATGGTTAATACTATTAGCAAAATCGAAAGGTGAGATCTTTTTAAGTTTTTGTTCAAACTCTTTCTCATCTACCTCTACAACAGGATCTCCAAATCCTTCTAATATTGAATCTACCAATGTCTTAATACTCCTGATATAATAAAGAAGCAAGTAAAGAAATTAACAAGAACTACAATAGTTCTCATAACTGCAACTGCATCTGCTTCCCTAGAATCGTCGCTAGCTTTTTCTCCTAACGACATACACCATAATTTCCATAATTTACCTAATGTCAACATCTTTCAACATCCTATAACTTTCTAATAATAGTTCAGTAACAGTAATGCCCCTCTCTTTAGCCTCCTGTGTAATTTCCTGCTTAATCTCAGATGGCACTCTAATGTCAATTCGAGCATCTGCTGTTTTTGCTTTGTTGTAATCTTTCATTACTTAAACTCCACATTAGCCATAATTTCAGTTAAGCAAGCTGTAAGGTTAATCTCTTGATCTGCTACAAAAGCTGCTTTGTACTGATAATCTGCTATTAATAGAACCACTTGGGGTACTGACTTAACCTCAGGGAGCAGTATATCGTATATCTGTCTAAATATACCCTGTGGATCTGTGTCCACATTGTTAGCTACCCATTGTCTCATCTTCTTCCAGTCTTTCTCTCTAAGGCTCTCTAACAGCTGCTTAGCGTTTATTTCTTGGAAGTTACTTAGTATACCCTCATCTATAACACCACTTACAGAGTACCGCTGTAGCTCATTTAGCACCCTTCTATAGTCAGGAAAGTGCTTCATTAGGAGCTCAGCGAGCACCTTTTCGTTGTATTGTACGCCTTCTGTATTAAGGATATACTTCATCCTTTCCATAAACTTAGAAGCTAATACAGGGCGATCTGAGGGTGCTATTTTAAAGTCTATAACAGTAGTCCTGCTATGTAACGGGTCTATTAACCTATTAGCATAGTTACATGTAAATATAAACCTACAGTTCTCAGAGAATGTCTCTATGAACCCTCTAAGGGCTGGTTGTACACTATCTCTGTTCATATAGTCTGCCTCATCAAGAATAACAACCTTAGTTTTACCCTCAAAAGAAACAGCTGAGGCAAACTGCCTAATTTTAGTTCTGAGGGTATCTATCTGTCTACCTTCATCACTACCATTAATAACAATATAGTCACAGCCTAAGGATTCACATAACGCACGCGCGAGAGTAGTTTTACCTGTACCTGCTGTCCCACTTAATAATAAGTTAGGCACTTCACCCTTCTTAATGAATGTAGCAAATTGCTTTTTTACACTCTCAGGGAGGACACAATCTTCCACCGTGCGTGGACGATATTTCTCAACCCATAAAAATTGTCCTGGTTCCATAATCACTCCTTCATAATATAATTTACTTTTTTGGCCATTTTTTCCGGCCACATTTTTCGAGGGTAAAAAGGTCTACGAAAAATTCTCCTTGATATCTGTCGTATCTGAGAATTCTAAGTTTATGTGCTTACCTTCACTACTCCAGCCAAATGCTTTCACATTATCTAAAACAAACTCTGGTTTGGATAGTTCATAAGGATCTCCCTCAATATCATCACCAAATCCTTCTTCAACGAAAGATTGTACCACTTGTCTGTCATCAACTATTGCTGCGTATCTCCAAGATCTAACACCGAAACCAATGTTATCTTTTCTCACATCCATACCTAGCTTAATAGTTAATTGTGCTGAGCCATCAGGAATAATTTTTACATTTACTAGCCCTTGGTTCATTGCCCACTCATTACAGACGAATGTATCGTTAACTGTAATACAATAGACATCATCAATACCAGCTTGTCTAAAGTCATTATATAACTCCTCGAACCCTGGTAATTGTTGTCCTGAACATGTAGGTGTAAAAGCTCCTGGTAATCCAAAGACTACAATTCTTTTACCTTCAAAAAGATCTACATCATTCATTTCAACAAATTTAGAAACACCATCTGTTGTGGTTACTTGTTTAGTAATTTTAAATGGTGGTATTTGTGCTGTTAACTCGCTCATTCTTCCTCCTGGAAAGGATCTACTTCACCCTTCATTACTTTTCTAACGATATTAATTGCTGGATTAGGCCTAGTAAAAATATATTCTACTGTTTCGCCTTCCTTGTTAAATTCTACTACCCAGCCATTCTGTGCTTCACGGATAGTTACTTCTAGTTTATCATCACCCATTGTTAGCTCCTATTACTGAAGAACGCTCTAGTGCCAGCCAATATTTTGTATCGCCTTTACTGCTTTCTAAGAACATAAACTTTTTCTCAGAAAGAATAACTGTATAACTACCAGGGATAACCTTAAAGTTTTCCACTGCTAGTTTAGCATCAAACTGTTTGTCTGTTGTACCTATAACTTGTCTAAATGAATTAGACTTAGGTGTACTAGGATCGCCTACTTGCATTGTAACTTCGTTGCCGTCACCTACGATGCTTAACATGGGAGCTGCTGTAATAGCTGCTGCTTTCATAATCATGTCAATGTCATCTTTAGTTAAGTCAAACTGGAAGAAGTTATCTACATCAATACTTTTGTCAGGAGCACTAACAATAATGTTAGGGTCTGCATAAAAATATTCAAATACGGAAGAACCTTTTGTGACTTTAAGACTCTCATCTCCAAAGTCAACATCTGTATCTTCCATTAAAGTTAAGAGAGGGAGCAAGCCATTTAAATCATAGATTGCAAACTCTCTAGGAAAGGACTCAGTCACCTCAGCTCTAGCAAAAATGTTTTTGCCTGTGCTAATAGTAGAAAGTGTACTACCCTCACGAATAAGAATATTCGTGTTAATTGTTGCGAAGTTCTTGAGAGTATCAAGAGTGCCTTTGCTTAGTTTCATAATATATCTCCAAATTTATATTTACTATATCGTATTATACGATCTTATATAGTAAGAGTCAATGTATTGTAGGACCAATTAGTGTATTCTTTTTGTTCCTTCATACAATACTATTTATACACACAGGTGCAATTTTAGTAACAAGAAAGGTTAAAGTGGTTTGCTATATTCTGTGCAAATAATTGATGTGTTTTAATTGATGGGTGAATTAGATCTCTACCTACATCCTCTCGTTCGTACCCTTTAGGTGGTTGG